GTGGTCTGCTTCACCAGCCACCACCGCACGGGGCCCAGCGTGCCCCTCTGGCGGGCCCTCGGCCGCGGGCGCCTCTCTACCCGCACCGGGCGCTGTCGACGCGCTGCAGGGGCCTTCTTGGCCTTGCGGCGGGGCACCTCGACCAGTGCTGCGAGGTCAGGCCGCAGAGGCACGAAGCGGAGCGGCCGGGGGAAGTCGCGGGGGGTCTTGTACCGGGAGGTCCCGTTCGGCTGCTTCACGCTGTCCGTCGGGATGGCGAGCCACTTGCGCCGCACCGGCCGCACGGTCCCGCCGCGCTCCTGGATGCCGGCGTAGACCACCTCGGCACCGGCGAGGGTCACGCCCCCGGCCTGCACCCCGACCTCGATGTCCGCGCCCTGCCGGAGCGGCCCGATGCCGCCGCGCGGGGCGCCCTCACTGCGCACGAAGCCCGCGATGGACCGCCGGAGCAGGCCGCTCCGGGTCTTCATGCGGGCCTTCGCGTTGTCCTTGGCGCCCGCCTCCATCTGCTTCGACACCGTGTCCAGACGGCGCCGGAGCTCCGCCCGCATGGCCCCGCCGGCCGCGAGCTGCAGCCGGTCGGCCAGCTGCCGGACGTTCACGGGGCGACCAGCCGGTGAGCCTGAGCCAGCGCCTTGACCTCGGGGAGCAGGTCCAGCGCCGTCAGGTCCACCCGGCTCTGGCCGTCGTCGATCGTCAGCCGGCCGGCCGTGCGGGTGTGCGCCAGCCAGTGGCCCACCTGCATCACGACAGCCTGCGCCAGCGACCCGGGCAGCGTGGCCCAGCCCGCCGAGACGGTCACCTTGTTCGCGCGCAGGGCCGAGCTCCAGCCCGTGCCCGCCGAGTCGCGGAGCACGATGGCCCCGAGCACCGTGTCGAGGTCCCGGTCCCCACTCGCCACGGCCGTGGCCGCGCCGTAGGACCGCTCGGGGTCGATGTAGACCGAGGCCACAGAGATGACCGGGCGCACCGGCAGGAGCATCACCAGAGGGTCGCTGGGGTCGATGCCCATGAGGCCCGGGTACAGCGTGTAGGTCGCCGCCCCGAGCGTCCGGGTGCCGGCGTCGGGCACGGGGAAGCGCATCCACTCGGCAAGCGCCGCATCGGCCCGGTCGATGAGCGTGCCGATGAGGGTGTCGTCGCCCGAGACGGCGCCCGTGAGCTGAGCCCGCACCGTCGCCGCTGAGATCACCGGCATGGGGCCCCCGTGGCGAGCATCACGAGCGCCCGGTGGCGCTCCTCCAGCGCGTGCCGCACCTCCGCCGAGAGGGACGGCGGCGCGGAAGAGAGCAGCGCCCCGAGCGCCCCGTCGAGGGCCCCCGAGGCGATGCGCCGGCGGACCTCGGAGGGGTCGCCGGCCACAGACGGCAGAGCCCCCGCCACCGGCGAGCGCATGGCCCGGTCGATGACGGGGGCGGCGGGCATCAGGCGCGGACCGCTTCGAGGAGGACGGTCACCATGCCGGTCACCGCGACGCCGGAACCGGCCTTCGTCACGGCGACGTTGACGTGCGAGGTGCCCGCGGTGTGCGGGGCGGCCGGAGCGCCCGAGAGGGTGAAGATCACGGGGGTGCCCGCCACGAGGTTCCCGTTGCCGGTGACCTGCGTGGTGAAGCTGCCGAGCGTGGTCGCGCCGACCTTGACCGCCACCGTCGCATAGTCGGTGTTGTCCGCAGTCCGGTTGGTGTCCGGGACGAACGCGGCACCGACCACGGCGTACTTGGCGAAGGCGCCCGCCGGGACGGTCTGGTAGACCGTCTCCGCGGTGCCCGCGGTCGCCATGTCGAGGGGGAACGAGAGCGAGACGAACATGGGGGCCTCCGGGCCTCAGAGGTTGTAGAGGTAGCGGACCGTCTTCTGGCCCGACTTGCCGAGGTTCTGGTAGGTGCGGCGGTTGCGCGCCCGGAGGTACGAGCCGCCGATGGTGATGTCCCGCTGCAGGTCCACCGAGGTCCCGACCCGCACGAAGCGGCGGAACAGCCGGCGGTTGAAGAGCAGGGCGCCCGTCTTCGTCATCGTGACGCCGTCGAAGAGGCCGCTGGCGTTGAGGTCCGCGGTCATGGCGTCGGAGACGATGACCGGGACGCCGTAGATGCTGGCGACCTCGCCGCGCACGATGGGGCCGTTGCTGCCGTAGTCGGCCGCCGAGACGATGCCGGTCATGCTCACCAGCTTCGTGAGGTAGCCCTGCCAGCTGGTGACCATGACCACGTCACCGCGGCCGCCGCGCGGGCCCTGCAGGCTGGCGATGTCGCTGGCGAGGGTGGTGGTCGAGAAGGTCGACCGGTCCACGCCGTGCGACTGGTCCAGCGACAGGGCGCGCAGGCCGAGCCAGGACTTGAGGTAGTGGTCCGCGCTCGCCGCGACGGAGCCGAACATGCCCGCGGGGTCCCAGGAGGCGAGGGCGTCCTGGTGGGTGGCCGCCGTGTCGCCGTTGATCACGCACAGGCGCTCGCCAATGGCCATGCTGCGGGTCATCGAGTCGCGGATGAAGGGGATGGCCGGGACGATGCTGTCTTCGCTCGCGTCTTCGTGGAGGAAGACCATCACGGCCAGACCGCTGGCGGTGATCGTGAGCTTGTCGGTGCCGACGCTGGACTTGTTGAAGGCGGCCGGGTTGTCCCCGGTCTGGCCCACGAGCTTGTACGGCACCGGGTAGGCCGTGCCGAGGGGCAGCTCGACGCTGTTGGAGGTGATGTTGGTCTCCTCAAACAGGCCCAGGAGGCCGTCGGGGTCGTACTCCTCGACCTGCCACAGCGGGGTGGCCAGCAGCGGGGTCGGGATGAAGTCGCCGCCGGTGCCGGCCCCGGTGTCGAACGCCTTGCGGATGCCCTCGGGGGCGCGGCGCCAGACGGCCTGGATGGCCTCGTAGGTGGGGCGGCACCCACCCTTCATGATGTCCTCGGAGCCGAGGGCGGCCGCGCCGTGGATGGCGGTGATGGCGAGGGTGTGGTCTTCGACGGCCTTCTGGAACTCGGCCTGCCACGGGTGGATGGGCTTGGAGTCGAGCAGGCCGGGGAGGCTGCGGGCACGAACGCGGGAGTCGGCCTTGTCGAAGGACCGGGCCACGATGCGGCCGTCGACCACGAACGCGGCGAGGTCGCGGTCGCTGCCGGACAGGTCGGGCGCGGCGGCCTTCTGCGCGGCCACGGTGCTGAGCGCCTGCTGCGCGGACTTGAGGTCCGCGGCCATGCGCTCGATGGTGACGGCCTTCTCGGCGTCGGACTTCTCCAGCGCGGCGAGCTTCTTGCCCTGGGTGGAGGCCCATGCGGCAAGCTCTTCGGGGGACGCGAACTGCGTCAGGTCAGCGGCCATGGGGGCCTCCTGGGATGTGGCCCGCGCGGGGCCGGGGGAACAGGTGCGCCAGCGGGTGCGCCGTCTCGGCGACGGCGGCGCGGATGGTCTGCGCCGGCGAGAGGGGGAGGGCGCGCTGCGCGTCGGCGAGGGCGTCCGGGTTCATCGGCATCGGCGTAAGGCTGCACTCCATGAGCACCGGCGCCATGTAGACCATGCCGCCGCGCTCATCGTAGAGCTCGGAGCCCTTGAGGTCCGGGCTGCCGCGCCACATCATCGCGCCGGGCCGGAAGCCGACGCTGACGGTGCGCAGGGTGCCCGCCCGAAGCTGCGCGGCCACGGTCATGGAGAGCGGGTACGACTCGACGGGCCGGGGCTCCAGCGTGCCCCGCAGGGCCCCGTCTCGCACGGCCACGTCGCGCCAGACGCCCACGGCGGGCTCGTCGTAGCGGTGCGCCCAGAGGGCGACCGGGTTGCGCTGGAACTCCTCCAGCGCCCAGTCCTGCTGGACGATGTCGCGGGCCCGGTCCGGCGTCGCAGAGGACATCACGAAGCCATAGCCGGGCTTGTCGTCGTCGTCGTCGCCCTCCATCCGGGCCACCTGCACGAAGGCGCGCCCCAGGAGCCGGTGGTCCGGGATGCCCAGCGCGTCGCCGATGGTGTGCAGCGTGGCCCAGTCGGCGCCGCGAGTCAGCACCTCGGGGATGTCCCGCTCGGACACACGAGCGGCCTCGGCCATCGCGCCGAGAGCGCGGGCTGACCCCTGGGCGAGCTGCCGCAGCACGAGGCCGGGGGGCGCTGAGACGGCGGCGAAGGTGGTCATTCGGGGGGCCTCCGCACGCGCGGGACGAGGGTGCACCGGCAGTTGATCGACAACCCGGGCTGCGTGAAGAGCGCAGGACCGGG